AAGCTAATCCTGCCGCTAAACAGGGGTAAAACCTAAAAGGCATGTCCATAGTATTGGTGTAAATATCGGCATCGTCCATACGCGTTAACGCATCGTAGTAAACGACATCGGTATTGTTGTCAGGGACAGGCCATAGATTTAGGACAGGGGTAATTTGTCTATCCAAAAAGAATTGGTTTGCACGACCTTGCGTGGTTTTGTTTGGAATGCTCAGAAAACCATCTCTACTTAATCGAGACAAAGCGTAATCTGTGCCGTTACGTCTAACTACAACGGAAAGAATGTCAATGACATCCGCACCAAGATCGTATGTTCCGTCAGCAACCGCCATGGTTACTGTTCTTTGTTTTATGGTCCATTGATTAAGACCTCGGTTGGCCCAGTCTGCAAGCAACAGATTGAGCGAACGCTTTGCTGTTTTGAGATCGTAACCGGTACGAACCTCAAGACCACAACGCTCGAACGCCTCTTCGACGTACTCAGCGACGTCTAGTTCAAAATCTTTGCTTCCAGAAACTGTCATTTACTTCTTCTTTTTAACCATGCCACCAGAACGCATCTTTTTAACCATGCCTCCGCCGCGCATTTTCTTAACCATTCCGCCAGCTCGCATCTTTTTAACCATGCCACCAGCCCGCATTTTCTTTACTTTACGAGGTTTCATTGCCATTTTTCAGTCTCCTATAAGTTTTTTTACGGTTTTCATAAATTTCGATTGCATTGTATTCAGTATCATAGATACCATAATAACCCGTTTTGTCCAACTTGTCTGCTGATTCCTGTAATTTAGATAGCCTTTGAATAAAAATCATTGCATAAGGCGTGTCTGTTTCCGCTTCAAACGATGCTTCTTCAACAAATTCATTGGGTTCGTCGTCTGGATGAAATCCCATCAACCATATATCTTTATCAATAAAAGCTCCGGTTGCGATAAAATCGTTTAAATCGTTTAAATACTCGTGAAAAGCTTCCGGGGGCTTATCGTTAGACAGGTCCGCTAATATAGCTAATTCAAATTTATCGTCAAATTGAGATATACAAGAATACAAACTTTGGTAGTTTTCTTCATGTTTAAATAAGATAGCTACCTTATCTTCCGCCCACGCTTTTTGAGCATAAGGACAAGGAGGAACGCCGTTAAAGTGAGGGCTGGGTATTTCCAACACCTCCTTAGACCAACGCCTAATTTCTTTTTGAATGTTACCTTCTAAAGCTATAGTCATGATTGTGTAACCGATCCCTTGGTTCTTTTTCGTCTTTCGCTCATAATTGCACCGCACCCACGAGCTACGGCTGTTCCCGAAACAGCTTTCCCGTTAAACTTTCTTTTAGGCTTAGTTACTTCTCCACCAAGCCCCATTTTTCTTACTTTGGCCGCTTTCGTGTTGGAAACAACTTGTTTTCCTTTAGAGCCTTCACGCTTTTTTTTGCGAGCTGTCGAAGCCCGTTCAGACTTGCTGAGACTTTCTGCTTTAGAGCGAGGTAAACACCGGTCTGGGTTCTTTTTGTTCTTAGACGTGCCACACTTGCCCGCAATATTGCCTTGGCTGTCAATTCTGACCCAATCTTGATTTACCCAGTCCTTCAGCTTTCCCATTATGACTTTTTACCCTTACTTTTTTTGGCGTAGTTAGGGTCTTTACAGTATTTGGATGCCGCCATGTTCGCATATGCGCTAGGATACGTGTCAAAAGTGCGTTCTGCCCAAGCTTTTCCCTTGGGACAAATCTTACTGCCCTTACTTTTTGGTGAGGACTTCTTTGATTTACGTGCATAAGCCATGTTTTACCCCATTAACTTTCCTACAAACGGTGCTATTAAAATTAAAACAGCTAAACCCCAAAGTTTTAGATCAAAAGCTTTTAAGGCACTCTTGTTTTCCAGCATTTTTTCTTCAATTCGTTGATAACGAAGATTACACTCCGCTTCATGTTTTTCTAGCTTACCTAAAACATCTAAAATTTTCATCTTTTCGTTACCACGCTTTGCAGGACCAGTATCTGGCGCTAAACTTGTCTTTGGCGGTGTCACAAGAATGACGCGCCCTAAAATTCTTTCTACGTCCCGGTTGGTCTTTTTTGATAGACATGTTTTGATCCCCAAACCGAACCAGCTTAATTTCAGAGCCTTTTTTGGCCAAAACCGCACTTTTCTTTGATTTTCCGGGAGTTCGCTTGGGTTTATTATATCCTGCAAAGGTTTCACCCCTATATTTTATACGACCCGACGGGGTTCTAGTTACGTTTTTAGTTGTGGCCATGTTTTACCTAACTGTAAAAAACCGTCACAGAAGTACACGCAGTGAAAGTTGAGATATAAATATCACTTACACGCATACCTTCATCGGGTATGTTTACCGAATGAGTGTCTGACGCATCTAAGTCCATGTCCAAAACAACCGCGCCGCCACTACCATTAGTAAAGGTGAGGCGTGGGCTTCCTGTTGTGGTTTTCACTTGGATTTGTCTAATGCGTGCAGGACCCACAGCCGCAGACCCGGTTGCAGTCAATCTTTTTGTTCTTACATCAGAACCTGCCATGATTTATTCCTTTTCTTTCGCGGGACGCCCGCGTTTTTTCTTAGCAGGAGCATCCTCCCACGCCTCATTAATATCAGGAGTGGAGGGATCATCTGCTTTGAGAGTTCCGTTTTCATTGCGAGCGCGAACTTTAGCGGGTTTGATTCCTCGAGCCGCTAGTTCTTCTTCGGACGCAGGTTTGAATCTACTCATAACCTACTCCTTATGCCGCTGCTATTGTGCCGCCTGTGTCAGAACGCTTCCAGTTTGTTCCGTCAGAGAAAGCCAATATTGCCGCGCCTGCTGCGCCGTTTGAAACAAATACAACAGTACCTGCGCCAGCGTCTGAAGCTGAAGGTGCGTTTGCTACGGTGTAAGTTGGGACGACGATGTCGCCAATAAAGCCAGCAGTTGAAGTCACTGGACCTGAAAATGTAGTCGATGCCATTTTAATACCCTTTGCATAAGGATTCGCCTTGTAGTCTATGCAACGTCAGGAGGGCGGGTACCTGTCTACAAAGCTAATATGTTGCCCTGAAAAAAGTATAAACTAAAAAAAAATAAAAAGAAAGGGGCCTTTGTAAGGCCCCTTTCGTAAGACAGAATGAGGATTCCGTTCTTATGCTGCGCCGGGTGTTCCGTAAACGCTACGCCAATCGGATACACCGAAAGAATAACGCTCACGCGCTTTAAAGCGCATGTTACCCGTGTCAAAGTCCCCTTCCATTGCCGTTTTAATCGGCGAACGGTTGAAGTATTTGAAACCATTAGGTGCATCAGTTTTGATGAAGAATGCGTCTGAGTCTGTTAGGAAGTGGTTAACCACAGCCCCATCAGGAATCATACCCATGTTTTTCATCGCATTGTTGTCGTTGTCAGCAGTCGCTGAACGTAGGTTAGAGTTAAGAACCCGCTCTGCAATAAATTGCAATTCTTTTGGGATAATCAACTTCATACCACGAACAGCAATTTTCAGACCACGCTCATCAGTTAAACCAGCAATATCGATTAACATCTGTTCCAACGAAGTTTCGTTGAGGTCGGCAGCAACTGCCAAGACGTTAGTCTGGTTACCAGATAATGATGGGTGGGCTGCTGAACAAAGTGCTGCACCGTCGCCAACCGCAGAAGCACCAGCCGTAAACGCATTGTTTAGGATAGAAGCTGCTTTGATTTGCTTTGTTTGAGCCATAGAACGGGCCAAAGCTTTAGTGTAGCGAGATGCCAGACGATCATAAAGGTTGTCTTCGACAGCCTCCTCAGTGATCGAAAATGCCAACGCAATAGTTTCGTGAGTGTAACGAGCAGTATATGTTTCTTGTGCATCGTCATAAGTAAGGGCACCGCCCTCGCTTTTAACAGGTGCAGTAGAAAAACCACCAAGCATAACTTCTTCTTCGAATGCTCGATCTGAGCTTTCTTCATCAAAGATTTCACCATGCTCGTTTTCGTAACGATTGTATTCAAGGCCGAACAAGGCGTTAAGGCCGGGTTCTAGCTCTTTCGCTAATTGTGCGCGAGAAATAGCCATTTATTAAGCCCTCCTTATAGACCAGTTGATGTCGCGGTAGTCTGCGAATCAAAACGGCTGGTTGGTGCATTATAATGAGCGTTCAATCGGACGATTAACGGGATACCAGCGGCTGCATAGTCGCTGTTTCCTGCGTCATCCATGATGCCAACAATACGCAACGGCAAAGTAGCCGTTACCGCAATAGTAGACACGCCCAAAGCGGAATTGGAACTACCTGTGTTGGTAGAACCGGTGCGAGCAGATGTTCCTAACGACGCGTTTGCAAATACATGCGCGAGTGCCGTTGCTCGGTCAGTCAATGTTGCGTCAGACGCTACTTTGAATAACTGATTTGGATTGTCTGCAACAAACGCCTTTACAGGGTGGTTTGTATCAACGCTTACTGAGCCGGAACCGGGCCAGTAATTAATGAAGATTGGTTTCTTAGAAACTGAATCAACGTACTCTACGCCCATCAGGACACCTAATGCTTGCGTAGTACCACCATTAGTAGCACCAGCTTGATCAATAACACCCGCACCCGTAGGGACGCAGATAGAATATTGAAAAATAGCATTTGTGTTGTTGGAAGCGATTTCATACTGGGTTACACCAGTAGTATTAGCCGCAGCGCCAACTAGCCCGATAGGACGAAGACCATAGGCAGTATTAGAATTTGCCATAAGATATTACTCCTATTGAGGTAGCCCTATTTTTTGGGGCCACCGAAGGTTACACGAGATTGACGATCAGGTTTAGCGATCGTCATGGTTGAATGTGCATTCTCACGCATCATGTCGTGATCGACAGCTTGCATTTGATCCATATTTCTTTTTGAGAAATAATCGGTTCGTTCTGCAATTGTTTCGACCGGAATACGAGCGAGAAGCAGTCCGCCAACTCCAAACACACCTTCATGTTTACCTGTTTCAACAACGGGGGATTCAAAATCCGGATACTCGTCCTTACGAACAAGTTCCCATCCTTCCCTCATTTTAGCACTGATGTTTTTCGTATCATCAAAGCCACGCGTTTCGGCGCGTATCCAACGATGCTTAAAGCCATCAGGGGCAGGTGGTGCGTCTAGCATAGACGGTGGGGCCCAAGGCTTACGAACGGCCTGTTTGTCCCGGGTTTGGTTAGCGCGAGAAGTGCGGTTTATAGCCGGACCACTGTCATTTTTATTTTCGTCAGTCATTTTTTACTCCTTCACGTATTTCGCATATTCACTCAGCGGCACACCCAATTTTTTCGCTATTGCGACTTGGCTCGGGGTGAGACGAACCTTTTTCCCACTGCGCCCAGATGGTGTTCTTGATGCGCCAACAACCGTCTGAGCGGGTCGTTTGTTAACGGTATTTCCGGCATTTACGAACTTGCTCGAAATGCGTCGATCAAGTTCAGTATAGTAGTCATCGGACGCGGGGTCAAACCCTTCGTCTTCAACTAGCTTTTTATGTATGCCAAAAGCTGCGTAGGTCATGGCCTCATCTTGGCCAAACCAACTGTTTTTCATAGCCCAAGTCTCCGCTTTGGGGTCTGGACGTTTAGGTGCCGCAGGCGCTTGAGGTTGTTGAACAGCCTGTTGTTGAGGCTCTTCTTTTTGTTGCGCCACACGATCTTGTTGCGCTTTAGCTTGATTTGCACGATCTTGTTGAATGGCTAGGTTTGTAAGAGTTCGTTGAGCTTCAACGGTGGCCTTACTGTCTCCCATTTCCATTGCACGAGCAAGCGTGTTTTCCGCTTGTTCAATCTGAGTGTTAACGCGACTGGTGTACTCATTGACATAGTTCGTGTCTAAGCTAGACATCCTCTGTTTCAAAGTTTGAGCTTCAGTCTGCACAGCTTGAGCATACTTTATTGCTTCTTGTTCACGCCGCTCTGCTTCACGCATTTTTT